ATGTGCATTGCACTAAACACTCTTGAGTCTTGACACATAATAGCAATCGCAGCAACTTTCATGTTCATGTCATGCAGAGCTTTAGCTAGTTTAAGTCTTTCACAATTTAAATCACGCTTAGTCATACCAAGACTAGCACCAAACGAAAAAGTTTGACCACCAGCAGATATACCTACAGTACATAAGTCTTGCGACATACTAGATATAGCAGGAGCTGATGCACTAGGTAGTACTCTTGAATCACCAGTGTATGCATTAGTTGTATTAGTTGTATTGGTATTGCTACTTGATCCTGTGCTATAGGTAGTGCTAGCAGAAGATGAGTAGCCTCCTGTTATGGCTGTATTTGAGCCACTAGAATTTACCTGATCATTGTCAGTTGCACCAGAACTAGTAACATCTGCTATTGCAGAATCCATTAATGCACTAAAAGCCCACAACATACCTACTGTGATAACTACAGCTATACCTATACTTCTCATCATACTTCTTCTCCATATCTGCTCTCGCAGTAAAATTCAAAACCTGTCATCTCATCACCGTAGTCAATAAGGTGTGGAGCTAATAACTCAACCTTATGGTCAGTGATAAATTCCCAACACGCCCAAGTATCGTCAAATGATTTTAATTTATATTCTCTAGTAAGTTGTTCTCCACCACTAAATGTCAGCATGATGGTTATAACAAAGAACATCATTTTTTAACTAATGATCCACCAAAGTATAAACCAATAATAGCTGATACAAGGTTAGTATCTAATGGGGTTATGACAATACCTCTATGTGCCATAGGTACCCACTTCATAATTTCTTTACCTTCTAAAAATAAGAAGCCAGGTTTAAATTCTGTGTAACCTACAATCACTTGTGCTTGTGGGTCTATTAAGGGAAGTATCTTTGGTAAGACTACAATCGAGAATACTGCTGTTAAAGCAATAATACGTCTAGTCCACTGGAAGCCTACGTTTTCGTATTCACGTGCTTCTTTAAATATCTCTGCTTGTTTATCAGCTCTTGCCAATAACATTTTTTGTTCAGATTGTTTGGCTTTAATAGATTGCGACCATACAGTCATCAATCCACCAAGCATGGTACTACCCAGCATGGTAATCATTTCAAATGGCATTAGTGCCTCCTATTTAATTGTATATCCTGTCGGCTGGGTCGATAAGTTGGGAGTCTTGTCAGGTTGATTACCTGAAAGAATATCTTCTATGTTTTTATTTATGTACCAAATTACTGAACCTATAATACTATCTCTAGTAAAAGTGTCCGAAATATCTTTTAGTGGACAGCCATACTGTAATAGTAATGATACTGCCTTACTAGAACTGCGAAGTTCTCTATCTAATGTAGACTCTGACTTTTTAGTTTTAATCCATACAGCTACAGGTAAAATTCCATTTTTATCAAATACATAATCAAGGATAGCATTGAGAGGATTTTCGTCTACTGTAATTCTCACATTATGTGAGTACATTCTGTTTGGTGTTTGAAATCTTGCCACTTCAGTCATTTTCTAATTCTATCAACATTTGCAATACGTGTATTGCTTTGTTGAGGTTTTCAATTCGAGAGCCTTTTTTTCTAATAATATACTGAATAGCATCGCCTTCAGCTTTACCTATTTTATTCTTTATAAAAAATTCCATAGGTTGAATCTTGAAGTCTAAGTAATGTTCACCACCAACTTGTTCATAAAACGAACTCATGGACAGACTTTATTCCATTTACCACCCTTTGACAAGACCATTGGTAACAATTTTGGTAAACCATCTATGATGATACCACAACTAATAATAGGTCGAGACTTTTGGGTTTTACAATATTCGAAAGCTAGTGACTTAGCATCTATAAGACAGCCTACTTGCATACCCCAGTTTAAATTATTAGGGTTTCCCCAGTACTGTATTGAACAAGATGAATGATAGTGGCCTTGCACTGTTGGACAACCATATTGCTGTGCTACCTTTAACACGTTAGCTGACTTGCCATGACAGAAGTAAACCTCTTGACCATTGGACATGGTGATAAGGAGATCATCGTGCCACTTCCAACCAGTCCCTACTTGTAAGAACTCATTATAAGACTTCATGGCAGCTCTTGGCAAACCACTAGCCTTCTGTCTACGATAGACTAACGAACCATGATTACTGTCCATCAGATCTACTTTAGGAAACAGTTTTTCCATTTCATGTATGGTAGGTAGTGAGGCTTGATGTTCGGCACCTGCACTGTATAAATCAGGATCACTGTCGTGAAAACTTATGGCATGAGAATCAACTTCATCACCAATGTGTATAACACGATCAGGCTTGTACTTTTTTTTAATAGCAGTAAGAAATGAAATTAAATCTGGATGATGGTAAGGACAATGGGTATCTGAAATAACTAGTATGACTGAGTTTTTAGACATACCTATTTATACACTACTTTACCCTATATGTGCAATACTAGCTAAATGATCTAATAATCAAGAATAACATCTGGGCAAATACGGTAATGCCAATAGTCCACACTAAAGTCCGTAATTGTCGCATATCTTTTTCGATATGAAATAGATGATTATCCTTGAGGGTATTGAGCTTATTATCCATTAGCTCTAGTTTACCCTCAATGCGGATAATGGCTTCTCTATTCTGACTTTCCGTCATCTTCAGCAAGTTCTTCTTTAGGCAGTTGAGCTTGAAGCTGTCCTGTCCAAAAATTTATTAAGATATCTAGGTCAGCTTTTTGCTCACCAAGTCTAATTAATTTATCAAAGACTCCTCTACCTTTATCAGATAATGTAGTTTGATCGTATTCTTTATCGTTTATTGTAAACATAGTTTCTCCTTTGTTTACTAACTTTTATCAGCTATTAACTTTGCTTTCAAGGCATCTTTTTCTGTAGATGTCCATACTGCTCCAGCGATGTCTTTAATTTTTTGGTTTTTAGCAGATACATCAGTATCTACCCAAGTATTATCATCACCAGTAACTGTACCGCAATCAAATGCTTCTCTTGAAGCACTTTCTGAGATAATTTTATCATCTTCTTTTATTCTTGTTTTGTATTTGATTTGTAATGCGTTGTATTGTCCTACAACTTCTACTTTATCAACTATTATTTCTTTAGTTATTGCCATTGTTTTATTCTCCGTTGTTAATTAATTATGCTGCAATGAATGTAAATGAAAATATAAATTCAGTACTTGTACTAACTTGGTTAGCATTTACATTATCATCACTACCGTCACCTGATACTGAGGTTTGGATAGCTATAGTGGTAGTTCCCTCGTTGGTGTTTTTAGCAAAAAGTGTACCATCTGGTGTACCACCAAAACCTGATTGACCTATTGGTGATGACATAAATCTAGCAGAGCCTTCTGCTAAATCTGCAACCGCAAAGGGTATGCTCATACTAAATGCACCTGATGGACTAGATATAGCACTAAATCTAATTTCTCCTTGTACGTGAACTACACGACCAATTTTAGTATAAGCTAAAGTATTATGACTGCCGTGTACTGTTAATGAACCTGAGTTTACTGTCATGGCTGGTGTATATGAGCCTTCTTCATAATCATCAAGTAAGTTAGCTGCTGTTGCAGAAGTAACTCCTAAATGAATTCCTTTTCCAGCAGTTCCCATAACAATATTATCATTAAATGTAGCTGTACCAGCAGTTGCCATATCTAAATGTAAAGCTGTAATAGCTGAACTTCCATCAATTCCTTCAAAACTTATATCTTTATTTGATACTCTATTTTGAAATTTTACATCACTACCACTTGAGGTTATTCTTAATAATAGTGTGTCTGATTCAGCCATTAATATAGGGCCATTAACATTTAGTGTGCCACCTAAGTCAGTAGCAGTACCTATGTTAACGTGGTTATTACCGCCATCAACAAAGATCATATTGGCATTACCATTAGATTCTACTCGGAAGTCTTGGTCATTTGAATCTTCATTAAAAACAGTTTCAGTTTCTAAAAAATCTAATACATTTACAGCCGAACCTCCTAGCATTTTTTGAAAAACTAAACGACCATCTTCAGAACCATCAGCAACATCTATAGTAGCTGATTGAAGTTCAAAATAAACAGTTTGTTGGTTAGCATCATTTTCAGCTTGAAATTTAATAGATCCAGTTGCGTCTCCATTATCTCCACTATTATTATCTCTTTTAAATTTAAGTACAGGCCCTTCACTAGCGTTTGTAGCAGTACATACCATTACAATAGAATCACTATCATCACTAGTTTCTACATTTAGTTTACCTCCTGCCGCTGTTGTGCCTCCAACATTAACTGCATCATTACCACCATCTACAAATAACATATTAGCATTGCCATTGGATTCTACTCTAAAATCTACATCAGCAGATGCTTCGTTAAATACTGCACCACCATCTTGAGTTAAAGCACCATCAATGTCTACAACATCAAGGTTAGTAGTACCGTCAATATCAGCAGCACCTGAAATATCTAAACTACCACCATCTATCTCACCACTAGCAGTTACAGTAGTAGCTGTAAGAGCTTGTGCAGCAATCGTACTACCTGATTCAGCAGTAAATGTATTGGCTGTAAATACAAAGTCTTTAGCACCTGCTATATGAATATCAATAGTATCATCAGTAGGAGCTTCAATAAATGTATCACCATCGTCATCTAAGATAATTTTACCACCAAACGCAGCAGTATCTATACCAATTTCAACTTTGGTAGGAGTGCCAGAAGCTAAAGTAATACCTGTTAAGTTAATAGTTTGTAAACTAGAACCATGCGATGTAGATGTAATAGTACCTTCTACTACATTAGCACCGCCATCAATTACTCTAATCTTTCTACCTGCAAAATAAACAGCAGACAAATCAGCAGACGTAGCTACAGTTAGTGTGTCAGCATCAACACGTGCTATTGTATATACACCGTCTCCGTCACCAAACTCAAAGTATCCGTCTCCAATTTGTTCGTACATGTCTCGCATGTGACCCATAAGCTCACGAGCCGCATTATTTACGTTACTCGGTGCCATGTTCTCTGCAAAGTTCACTGTCATATTAGCAGTATTACTGCCTGCAGTTGAACTAAATTTTCCTACGCCTGTTCCAGCCATTGTATTATTCTCCTAGTTAATTAATCTAATAACCCTAAATTTTTAGCATATTGTATATACTCAGGGCTTATGTTTTTTCGTTGTTCGTTGTTATTTTGCATTGCAAATTCAGGTAACATTTTTATTGTATTACCTACACCTGGTATGCTACCAAGTAAATTTGTTCTACCTTCAGAACCTACTGGTTGTTGTAAGTTTTGTACGTTCTGTACAGTGTTAAGAGCTTGTGGCCCTCCACGAATTGCTTTTAATAAAGGGCTTGTTACTACTGCAGTATTACCTGTAAATTCTACTAATTTAAGTGCTGCTTTTTTACCATAATAATCAGTAACATTGTCAAAAGCTGATCTACTAGCTAACAATCCTTGAATACCAGCAAAATTAAATCCACTAATTCCAATAACACCTCTTAAAGTTTGTTGTATGTTAGCGAGAATACCGTCTGCTACTAAGGTAGAACTAGTTAAATCTTTAGGTCTTAATGTTTTTTTAACTTCTGTAACAAACTTTCCAAGTTGTTGTATTTCTTTTTTAGAAAATAATTCAGTTAATAATTTTGGATTTTGTACTTGCATTTTTTGAAAATCATCTACAAATTTTTCTGAACTAAATCTAAAATCATTACCTACTTTTTTATTAGCGTTAAATATCATTCTTTTAACAAAACCTTCTCGTAATTTCATAAAATCACCAGAAAACGCAGCATCACCAAAATCATCACCAGACACACCAAATACTGTTTTAAGTCTTTTTATTACTTCTAAAGATTGTCCTCTTTTACCAATAGTATTAAGGTTAAATAACAGATCCAAAGTTTTTTCAGGAGTCATATCTTTGTCATTTAAAATTTTGTTTATAGTGCGATCTGCAAAACTTTTACCTTTGTGGGAACCAAATAAATCAAAATGTTCTTTAGAAGTTTTTGTAGCATTTTTAACAATTTCTAAAGTAGTTGCATTAGTGCCATCCATTCTAGTAAATAAACCATTAGTTAAACTATCATCAATAAATTTATCATACTCATTTTTAACTAATGTTAATACTTTTTTATCTGCATTACTTAAATTACCTTTATAAAGAGCTTGTAATTGCTTATAAACTTTATCAAAGTCTCTATAGGTTTTGTTTGAAAATGTAATAGGTGCATTACCAAATACAACCATTTCTTTACGTTTGGTAGAGTTAGAAAAGTTTTTAACTATGTCATACGCTTTGTGTGCAATAGGATAAAGTTCTTTATCAATAACACCATCAATTAACATATTATTTTCATCAATAGATTTTAGTATATTTAAATTTAATAAATTAATATTAGATTTGCTACCTGTAAAAACACCATCTTTGTTGATTGCATTGTAAGCAGTGCTTACGTTTTCTGATGATTTAGTGTGTCTTTCTATAATTGATTTATACAAATCAGGAAATTCTTCACCAACTTCTTTTAAAGTTGTATTACCAGTTACAATTTTATGTAATACAGTGCTAGTAATATCACCCATTTTTAAATCTTGAGAGGCTAAGAAGTCTTTTGCTATTACTTGTGCTTCTCTACCTAATTTTCCATCTGCAGCTTGAAACAAATAAGCTATACCCATTTCATCGCCAGTTGCTTGTGGTGGTGCAAATTGTATGCCAAATTCATCACCTGCAGCTATTGCTGCTGCAGTATTTTCATCTAAATTTCTAGAAAGACTTAAACCAAATGAATCTATCCATCTTTTAGATTTTGGTTCACTTAAATCAATGTTTGCAGCTTTTGCAGCTCGTCTACCTTTAGCGTTTAATTGTATTTGTCCGTCAACAATTTCAGTAAATTTTGGGTTACCTAGTAATTTTTTTACTGTAAATCTAAATGCAGGACTAATTGCACCTTCAAAACCCATTGGTACTAATGTAGATATAATAGCTTTAGGAACGTCAACACCTTCTGCTCCAAATGGCATGGCAGCTACATCTTGTGCTACTGAAGTAGCACCTCC